TGGCCGCGGCGCGCCCGCACGCAAATTTTGCCGTCTGCACTAAAACGGAATTTGGGAGAATATTATTCCATGGCACGCAATGGGGTTCGGAAGCGTCCGCGGCCGGGTCGGCTGGCGCTGGTTGACCCGGATGGATCGGGGCCGGCGCCGGTCGTTCCCGGGTCGCGGCCGCCGCCGTTGGAGGGTCTAACGGAGGCTGAGGCGGCGCATTGGCGGGCGATCGTGGCGCGAATGCCGGCGGGGTGGTTTCTGGCCGAGACGCACGCGGTGCTGGCCGAGTTGTGCCGGATGAGCGCGCGGACCGACGAGGTTGCGGCGGCTTTGGCGCGCTATCGCGGGCGGATCCCGGTGGATCAAGAGCGGTTCACCCGCTACTGCATTTTGGTGCGGATGGAGGTGGCGCTGGCCAAGCAGGTCGGTGCCTTGGCAGGTAAATTACGTTTAACCCATCAGTCACGATATGACAGGACGCAAGCTGCAGACGTCGAGCGTCAGCACTCGATCCGAAGCATCAAGCCTTGGGAAATCGGTCATCAATTGGATGAGCCGGGCGCTGTATGTGCCGGAGGGGCGTTGGATCGGGACGCCGCTGCTGCTGGCGAAGTGGCAGGCGCAGGAGCTGATGCGGATCTACGACAACCCGGCGGTGACGCGCCGGGCGATCCTGAGCTTCGGCCGCAAGAACGGCAAGACGACGTTGGCGGCGAGCGTGGTGCTGGCGCATCTGGCGGGCCCGCTGCGGCGGGCGAGCCAGCAGATTTACAGCACGGCGCAATCGCGCGATCAGGCGGCGCTGATTTACAAGCTGGCGGCGAAGATGGTACGGCTGTCGCCGATTCTGAGCGAGGCGCTGATTCTGAAAGATGGGTCTAAGGAGATCATCTTTCGCGAGCTCGACAGTTCCTATCGGGCGCTATCGGCGGAGGCATCGACCGCGTACGGGTTATCGCCGAGCCTGGTAGTGCATGACGAGCTCGGGCAAGTGCGCGGGCCGCGTTATGAGCTCTACGAGGCGCTCGAAACCGCGACCGGGGCGCAGCAGTCGCCGTTGTCGCTGATCATCTCGACCCAGGCGGCGACCGATGCCGATCTGCTTTCGGTGTTGATCGACGACGCGCTGGCGGGGCATGATCCGCGGGTAATTTGCCGTCTGTATACGGCGCCGATGGACGCCGATCCGTTTGCGCTCGAGACCATCCGGCTGGCCAATCCGGCGGTGGGGAATTTTCTCAATCCGGCCGAAGTCATGGCGATGGCGGCCGACGCCAAGCGGATGCCGGCGCGCGAGCCGCAATATCGCAATCTCATTCTCAACCAGCGCGTCGAGGCTTCTTCACCGTTTGTTACGCCGATGCAATGGAAGGGCTGCGGCGAGCCGCCGATGGATCTCGAAGGCCGCGACGTCTACTGCGGACTTGATTTATCGGAGACTGCCGATCTCACCGCGCTGGTGCTGATCGGCGTCGACAGCAGCAACGGCTGCTGGCACGTGCAGCCGACGTTCTGGCTGCCGGGCGAGGGCCTGGCCGACCGGGCGCAAAAGGACCGGGTGCCGTACGACACCTGGCAGGCGCAGGGGTTCCTGCAGACCACGCCGGGCGCCTCGGTCGATTACGATTTTGTGGCGCGGCATTTGTTCGAGCTCACGCGCCACCATCGCGTGGTCAAGATCGGATTTGACCGCTGGAATTTCCGCCATCTGCGGCCATGGCTGCTGCAGGCGGGTTTCAACGAGCAGGCGATCAAGGAATTGTTTGTTGAGGTCGGCATGGGCTACCAAACCATGTCGCCGGCGATGCGCGATCTGCAGAGCTTGATCCTGGATCGGAAACTACGGCATGGCAATCACCCGGTGCTTAGCATGTGCGCGGCGAACAGCATTGTTGAAAGCGACGCTGCGGGCAATCGCAAGCTATCAAAGAAACGGGCGAGCGGGCGTATCGACGGCATGGTCGCGCTACTGGTCGCGCTCGCCACCGCGCCGCTCAACCGGCCAGCGTTCGACGCCGCGGCCATGATCGGCTAGGGCCCCCATGAACCGAATTATTGATTGGTTGATCGATCGCTGGTTGCAGCGCTGTGTACATCATGGCGACCACGTCGCTGCCGACATCCTCGAAGGCGGTGGCACTGATGCCGTGAAGTATTGCCGCCGGTGCGGCGCTGTTCGGCCTGAGTACAGCAGCGAGTGGCGCAGGCCTCGGCCACTATGGTTTCCGCCTTCGGGGAGGCTCCGATGACACTCGGTCTTTGCTTCTGGATCCTGATGCTGATCTGGCTGGTGTTCGGCGTGCTGGTGCATTTTACGGTTGTCGCCGGCGTCTACGGCGCAGTTGGCAACAGCTTGTTGTTGTTTGTTCTGTTCCTGCTGCTGGGCTGGGCTGTGTTCGGGCCGCCGCTGCATCGCTGAATTTAAGTTTCACTGTGAAACGTCGAAGGGGGAGAACTATGACTGTCGCCGAAGACGAATTCGCGGGCCGGGTGCTGGTTCTGTTCGGGCATCTGCTGGCCACGCGAGTGTCGGCGCTCGCGAGCGCCATCGACCAGGCGCTGGTGGGCGATCCGAGTGGCGCCAGCGTCAGCGACGATGAAATCACGACCGCGCTCGAGGCGATGCTGCCGGAGCTGTGGCCGACAGGGGGCGAGCATGACGAATGAATCGCAAACCGAATTCGCCGATCCAGGCTATCAGGGCGATGGCCGCAAGCGCATGCCGTTGGGCTCGGCCGCCAGCATCCGCGAGGCCTGGTGGCATTCGCACCGACCGGCCGCCGGCAAGCTCTACACCGGCGAGCAGCTGCGGCGCATCCGTGCCCGCATCCGCGCCGCCTGGAACGAGCGCGTCGACGTCGGCGGACCGCCGGCGCCCGACAACGCCACCGCCATGACGGCGTTGCGCCGCGAGGTGATATTGGCGCGCGCCAACGGCGCGCCGGATCCAGACCCGGACGAAAGCCACGACGATTTCATCGACCGCTGCATTGACGCGCTCACCGGCGATGACAGCGACCTGGACGAGGACGCCGCCGAGGAGGCCTGCGAGATGGCCTGGGAGGATAGCGGAGGAGAGGCGGGCGCCGGTCCGGTCATGCACAAGACCCACGCCGCCAAGCCCGAGCGCGGCGCCGGCATGGAATTCATTCTCTCCGATGCCACCCCGGATCGGATGGGCGATATCATCGAGCCGGGGGGTTGGCGGCTGGAGAATTTCGCCCGCAACCCCATTGCACTTTTTGGCCACGATAAAAGTTTTGTTGTAGGCCGGTGGCTCAACCTGCGCGTCAGCGCCAACGATCTGCGCGGCGAGCTCGAGCTGGCGCCCAAGGGCATCAGCCCGCGCATCGATGAAATCAGAAAGTTGATTGACGCTGATATCCTGCGCGCGGTCTCGGTTGGTTTCATTCCGCTGCAGGACGAGCCGATCGACCCCAAGGATCCGTGGAAGGGCACCCGCTACACCGAGCACGAGCTGGTCGAGACCAGCATCGTGGCGGTGCCGGCCAATCCGAACGCGCTGGCGGTCGCCCGCTCGCTGGCCATTTCACCTTCGACCGTGCGCATGATTTTCGGCGAGCCTGCCGGCAACAACGTCATGCAACGAGAGTTCATACCGCGCCGCGGCGAGCCTGCCGACACAACCGACGCAAAGCCCAAGCCAATCATCATCGGCGAGCATGCCGCGCCCAGCAACAATCAAACGAAAGATATCCCGATGCTGCTATCTCAGCGCATTCAGGCCGCCGAGAAAAACCTCCTTGCACTGCAGGACAATCTCGACGCCAACCTGGCCAACATCGACGACGCCAACCCGAACGATGAGCAGATGGCCTTGACCGACGATCTCACGGGTCGCGTCGAGCGCGCCAAGCGCCACCTGGCGACGCTCAAGGCCGCCGAGGCGCTCAACGGCGCCAACGCCAGGCCGGCCGACGAGCTCGCCCGCAATGCGCCGCCGGCGGCAATCGCGGGGCGCCCGGCGGGCCTGAAGCTCAAAGACAAAACCGTCGAGCCGCTCGACTATCTGATCCGCGCGGCGATCGTGCGCTGCCGGTCGAAGTCCGAAGGCGTCACCATCGACGACATGCGGCGCAAGGTCTATGGCGACGACGAAGGCACCCGCGTGATGTGCGACCTGGTGCTCAAGGCCGCCACCGCGCCAGCGATGACGACGGTGCCGACTTGGGCGCAGGAGCTGGTGCGCACCGCCTGGGTCGACTTCATGGAAGCGCTGCTGCCGATGAGCGTCTATCCGCGCCTCTCCAGCATGGGCCTGGCGCTGAC